CGTGATGGCGGAGCCGACCGTGTACCAGGCCCCGCCAATATCCTGTTCCACCGTGACAGAGTTTGTGCCCGTCATGGTGAGGCCAAGGTCGAAACCGTTTCCCATGACAGTAAAGGCATCAGAGGTGCCGGTTGCTGAGATCGTGATGAGGATCGCCATCAGTCCAGCGCGCTCCACACGATGGTGACTGTACCAGTAAGACCTAGCGCAGCCTCACCGGAAGAGGCCCATGTGTCAGCAACGTTGAAATAAACCACATGGCTGTCAGCGGCCTGAATGACCAGCTGTGTGCCAAGCGTGAGGACTTCAGCCGTGCCGTCGCAATCGTTGAAGGTCTGACCGGTGAGCATGTTCTCAAATGCTGCCGTGCCACCAAGGACGGCGACAGCGCCAGATCCGATCGTTGTGCCGATGCCGCCGTCAGGCGTGTCATCCGTCACGTTGTCTTCGGTCTGCTGCAGCGCAAGGTTCATGCCGGTGGCGTGCACGACGATACGGCCGGCAGGGAACGAGAACAGTGCCTTGCCGACTGCGAGGGCCGCGCCGCCCGCAATGGCTGGCAGGGTCG